GGTGTCGGCATTATTAACTTTGCACATTGGTTAGCGAAGAATGATACCAACTATCAATATCCAAACCTCGAGCTAGTACACGAATACGCAGAAGCATGGTCGTATTATTTGATTCAAGCATCTGCTGTACTCGCTGCTGAGAAAGGCGCATGTTTAAAATCAGATGAAACCAAATATCATGACGGTGTATTACCTATCGACACGTATAAGACAACAGTTGATGAGTTGGTAAAGCCAAATTACAAGCTAGATTGGGACACACTTCGTGACCTATTGAAAAAAGTTGGTATTCGTAACTCAACGCTGATGGCATTGATGCCTGCTGAGACGTCTGCGCAGATTAGTAATAGTACGAATGGTATTGAACCACCCCGCTCTCTCATCTCTGTGAAACAATCAAAGGACGGGGTGCTGAAGCAGGTCGTACCTCAAATTGGTCGACTCAAGAATAAATATGATTTACTTTGGGATCAAAAATCACCTGAAGGTTATTTGAAGATCATGGCTGTATTGCAGAAGTTTATCGATCAAGGTATTTCAGTGAATACAAGTTACAATCCTCTACACTATGATGAAGAGAAGATTCCGTTGTCATTGATGATGCAACACATGTTAATGTTCTATAAGTATGGTGGCAAGCAACTCTATTACAATAACACCTATGATGGAGCTGGAGAAATCACAGACGAACGTGATCCACCAATAGAAGAGCAAGCACCAGTTTGCGATCTGAGTAATCCCGAAGATTGTGATGCATGTAAGATCTAATGGCGTTTTTAGTACATAACTTACCACCAATCCCAGTCATGGTTCGTAAAGAGTATCTTTATGATCTCGAATACGGCCATGGCGAGTTTACACCTGGTGTTTGGACATCAGTCAAATCTGTAACAGGTAAAGCGCTGTACTTTGAAACACTATTAACAGATTATGGCGCGTTGTTTGATAAGCTACCAATATCTGCATTTGTGTGGAAAACTGACATAGATTACGATCTGCCGCTCGATACATTACAATTATGGGACTGCTTCGACTATCATATAACCGTTATTCAGAAACCACTTCTATCGAGTTGTAAGTTTTTCGGCAAAGATAAACAGTTTCATGAAGGCGAATATTTGTTTACAATAGATAATTGTCATGCAGATAAGAATGTATTGAATGAGAACTTTAGTGAGTTTGATCCTGAGCATAAATCATTTAACATCATTCAATTACAGAATGGTCAGTTTGCTGCGCAGCCAAACAATCGAATTATTTGGCGTGATTCGAGTCTTACGATAGACGAGCCGCTGACACCAGACTTTAAAGTATGTACACAAAATTATCATGTAGAGACCGAGCCAAAATGGAGTGTAGGTCATACAGATGAATGGAGCTACAAGACAAAAGAAGAAGCTGAACTCGATATAGTAAAAGATGATTATATACAGTTCAAAAAGAAATACAAAGAAGCTCTGCATGATTACACGCGAGTGAGAGAAGACAACGAGAAATTTCGTCATCGTAAGAAGGTGGCAAGAAAAAGGAAATATAAAGAATAATGTCAGTATTTCATACAAAGAAAATTGATTTTACTACACAGCCAGCATTCTTTGGGCCTCGTGTAAATATTGCACGATATGACAAGCAGCGCTATCGAATCTTTGAGACTCTCACCGACAAGCAACTCGGTTTCTTTTGGCGGCCTGAAGAGGTGGACGTTACTCGCGATAGCAAAGACTTTAAGAATCTGACTCAGCACGAACAACATATCTTTACGAGCAATCTGAAACGTCAGATCTTGCTCGACTCAGTACAAGGGCGCGGTCCCGTTGAGACGTTCATGCCTTTGTGTTCGTTACCTGAACTTGAGAACTGGCTCGTAACATGGGCCTTCAGCGAGACCATTCATTCCCGATCTTATACACATATTATTCGTAATGTGTATTCAGATCCTTCTAAAGTATTCGATGAGATGCTAGACATCAAAGAGATTGTCGACTGTGCTAAATCTATTTCGAAATACTATGACAACCTTGCAGAGAATCCAACGAAAAGAAATCTATGGCTTGCATTGAACGCTGTCAATGCACTCGAAGGTATTCGTTTCTATGTATCATTCGCTTGTAGTTGGGCATTTGCTGAGCTAAAGAAGATGGAAGGTAATGCAAAGATCATTAAGTTTATCGCACGAGACGAGAACGTGCACATGGCATCAACACAACAACTGATCAAACTGTTGCCTAAAGAAGATAAAGACTATGCCCAGATTGCTATAGATACAGCAGACGAGGTGAAACAAATCTTTCGTGATGTGCTCGATCAAGAAAAAGCGTGGGCCGAATATCTATTTAAAGAAGGTTCGATGATTGGTCTGAATGCAGAGCTCTTAAGTGAGTACGTGGAGTGGTTAGGTAATAAGCGTATGTATGCTATTGGCTTGTCTAATGAGCGAGGTGGATCTGATCCTTTGCCATGGACACAGAAGTGGATCAGCGGCGCGGAAGTGCAAGTTGCACCACAAGAAACAGAAATTACATCTTATATTGTAGGTGGTATCAAGAAAGATGTTGATGATGACACATTTAAGGACTTTTCGTTTTGAAAGATATAGAAATAAAAATAATCAATGAAGCTTTAGAGATCGTAAAGCCAGAAAAAATATTGTATATTGGGGATGCTGGCATTCGTGACTATCGCGAAATTCAATTTATATTAGACAAAAGGGGTATAAATGAGACCCCCGAAAATACTAAGCATCTGTTCAGTTTGTTAGGCTACGATAAAGTTGATATTTTTAATGAAAATGAAATAGATAATTTACCTGCTGAAACATATGATTTAGTAATCAATGCTTTCGCATCTTCTACATATTTCGATCAAGTTAAATTTTTTGGATCTCTTATTGTAAGAACCCATGTGGGAGGTTATCAGTGTCATATTGTTCCATTTATGACTACTATAGATAATGAATTTTTCTCTTATTCACCTTCATTTTTCCCTTATTTAGGTAGTTTTAATAATCTGACAATTGAAAAATCTTGGCTAGGAAATTATTTCTTAACGAAATTCTATGAATTTGACATAGAACGAGAATTTCAGGGCATCAACTATGAACGAACATTGGGTATAAATTTTCTTCAAAACGATAATTGGACTTCACACATTGCGCTTGGCGTAATATTAAAACGTCATGAAAAAGAAGCTTCAAAAGGATCAGAAGATGTACAAAAAGACGATTAATTGTAAATCGTGCGAAGTAAAGTGCGACGTCATTATACGTCAATCAAACTTTGATGATGAAGAAATGCCAATCGAATTTTGTCCAATCTGCAGTGCTTCTCTTGAAGACCAACAATTTGAATATGATGATGACATGGAGTTAGAGTGGTGAGGGACTGTATTAGTTCAGCTTGGGATAAAAAGTTTTTAGCATTAGCACAACATATCTCTACATGGTCAAAAGACCCATCGAAAAAGATTGGCGCTGTAGCTGTTGGACCTAATCGTAATATTCTCGCAACGGGATATAATGGATTCCCAAAAGGAATACAAGATACCGAAGAACGACTTAATGATCGCGAGACAAAGTATGAGCTTGTGGTACACGCTGAAATGAATTGTATATATAATGCTGTAGAGAATGGTGTTTCACTCAAAGGTGCACATCTCTATGTTTATGGATTACCTATCTGCCATGAGTGTGCAAAAGGCGTAGTACAAGTTGGTATAGGTAGAGTAATCGTTGAAGATGCATTATGCGCCGAACAAAGGTGGTCAGATAGTTTTGCCAAATCAAAAAGAATCTTCTACGAAGGTAATGTCGTCGTTAACTACTGCAAGTTATGAAAATCCCTGGATACATCTATTAGAAGGTTGGGCGCTTGAGTCCGAGCATGTACAAAACTTCTATGGTATGGTATATTTGTTAATTAATAAGGAAACTAAACGCAAGTATATCGGTAAGAAGTTTTTCTGGAGTAAGAAGACACTACCTCCTCTCAAAGGCAAGAAGAGAAAGAGAAAATCATTAGTCGAATCAGACTGGAAAAGTTACTACGGATCAAATCAAGAACTAAAAGAAGAACTAGCTAATGGTGCAGAGTTCGAACGTTATGTTGTTCAGCTGTGCGAAACAAAAACAGAGTGTGCATACTGGGAAATGGATTATCAAATTCGCTGTGAAGCACTACTTACTGAAGAATACTATAACCAATTTATTGGTGGGAAGATAAACGGAAAATGGTTGAAGAAAAAAGAATCATAGTTTATACGCAGGCTGGATGTCCTCCGTGTGAAATGCTAAAGATGTACATCGAACAAAAAGATGTAAAATGTGAGGTGATTGAAGTAGAAACTGATATACCACGAGAAACTTTAGTAAAGATACATCCGGAAATCGCTGATATGGGATTTCCGTTTTCAACAATCAATCATCGAATGATTGGTGATCTCATGTTATATTTGGAGAGTGGTTTATAATGTTAGATGTTTATAGAATTAAAAAGACCCGCGAAATCGTTTATCCATTAGGTAAAGCTGATAATAATCATACATTAGTTTTGTTTCGTAATAAAAGAAAATCTAATAAGGGTAACTGGGGAAATATTCGTTCGGTACGTGATGAGAATATCATAAAGGATAGAGAAAATGGCTGAGGTCATTAACGGTGAGTTCAAAAGAAACGAGACCAACGAGAAGTCAATGGGTGGTACTGAAGTATTGACTATGAAATTGGCCGAAAGGCTAGATAAAGATGTACTCGATGGTGTACAGATCGTATCATCTCGTGTAAGAGAATTGCACGACGATGTAATACGTATTTTTTGGGCGCATGACTTACCAGGTGATCCCGAATCAGAATTTTTAGGTACTCAATACGGCAAAGATAAGTTTCATCGATTTGTGTTTGTATCTAATTGGCAGATGCAGGGTTATATCGACCGCTATAATATTCCGCCATCAAAGTGTGTAGTCTTGAGAAATTTTATCGATCCTATCGACGATTATGAAAAAGACGAAGATCAAATTAAATTGATTTATCACACTACTCCTCACCGAGGATTAAATATTCTTGCTCCAGTGTTTAATATGTTGTGTCAAAAGTATGACAATATTACACTTGATGTCTATTCATCTTTTGCATTATACGGTTGGGATGTTCGCGATCAAGATTACAAGCAAGTATTCGAAACACTAGAGAGTAATCCTAAAGTTACAAATCATGGTACACAATCAAACGATGTCGTAAGAGAAGCATTACAGAAATCACACATCTTTGCTTATCCTACCACATGGAAAGAAACGTCATGTTTGAGCTTAATCGAAGCAATGTCAGCAAAAAATATCTGTGTGCATTCAAATTACGGTGGAATTTTTGAGACGGCTTCGCATTGGACAAATATGTATCAATACAATGAAGATTTACAGAATCATGCAAGTGCATTCTACAATATGCTTGATTTAACAATCGAAAATTATAATGATATGAAACACAATGCTGTGCCGACTAAAGTATATGCCGACACTTTTTATAGTTGGAAAAATAGAAAATCAGAGTGGGAGGCTCTCATCGCTTCGTTAAAATACGGTATAGTTGATAAATCTTTACCAAAAGACGAAGGACCGATGTTTAACTATAAAACTACATAAATAGTTTTATGAGCAATGTAATAGAGTTCCCATTAGATCGCCGCTTTGAACAAATGGCGATTGAAGATGGATTCAATATCTACGATAAAGTAGAAGTCGCTGAATTAGATACGGATCAATACCTATCTGAAATACTCAGTAGTATGTTTAATAATGACTACAGAGTAGATAATGAAGATTACGTGTATGATATTTCTTTCTTATACGAGACTCTCAAATCATTTGTCTATAAGATGAATGATTGTCATCATCCTATTCAACACTTTGCAAAGAATTTATACTGGGATGCCGTGCACCCAAACACTACTCAATTGGAATTCGATTTTTAGGTTTACAAAGCCACTTTTATTTGGTAGAATATACTAGTAAATAAGTGGAGTTTAACAGTGATTATATTAGATTACAACCAAGTAGCCCTCGCCAATCTAATGGTCAGCGGCCCTAAAAATGTCAATGCGAACGAAGATCTACTACGTCACATGATCCTCAATTCTATTCGCATGAATAAAGTCAAGTTTGAGAAAGAGTTCGGCGAGTTAGTCATCGCATGCGACGCTACGTCTAACTGGCGCAAACAGTTCTTCCCCTATTATAAGGCGAATCGCAAGAAGAATAGACAAGATTCTGGTCTCGACTGGAACGAAATCTTTCGTATTCTCAATGCAGTACGCGATGAACTTGCAGAATTCTTTCCCTATCCCACCGTCCGAGTTGAGCATGCCGAAGCCGATGATGTCATTGCGACCCTTTGTCATGAACACGGACGCCAACTCGGCGGTGACCCTATCCTCATCTTGTCAGGCGACAAAGACTTCCAACAACTACAGCGTTACTCAAATGTTTCGCAGTATGATCCTACTCGTAAGAAGTGGATTAAGTGTAATAATCCTGAAGATTTCTTGCAAGAACACATTCTTAAAGGTGATACAGGTGATGGTATCCCGAATGTGCTCAGTTCTGATGACACGTTTGTAGCCAATGCACGACAGAAGCCATTACGATCGAAAAAAATGGAAGAACTGAAGATGCTACATTTTTGGGATTGGGCTGAAGATGTGAACAAAAACTATCAGCGTAATCGTATGCTCATAGATCTAAATGCTGTACCTGATAGAATACGCACAGCAACAAAGAAAGCAGTAGAAGAACAAGAAGGTAAAGGACGAGATAAACTCTTCAATTACTTTATCAAATACAAACTCAAAAACCTAACCGAATGCATATCTGAATTTTAATGAAAGAGACATTCGTAGTTTTTCCAGTAATTATAAACAAATTTAAACATCATGAAGAGTTAAAAGAAAAATTACTTACAGCAATCAACGAACAAAAAGAATTTAAACCTCTTATAGTTCATGATCAAAATATAGCAAGATGTGATTGGGATACATCTCGTTTTGATAGAGAACGTGAATGGTATAAAATTTTAGATGAACCACTACATGAACATTTAAAAGAGTGGTGTACACATTTAAAGTATGAGTATTTCGAAATACATGAAATATGGTTTCAACAATATACTACTGGTGGTAAACACTCATGGCATACACACGGAGATAATTTTACGAATGTATATTACCTCGACTTACCACAAGACAGTTCACAGACTGAATGGATAGGACCAGTGACGCGCAAAATACATAAATTTGATGTAGCTGAAGGAGACATCATTACTTTTCCAAGTTGGCTAATACATCGCGGCCCTATAAATTTATCAAGCAAAATGAAAACTATCATATCATGGAATTTGGAAGTTACAATAAGTGATCTATACGGAGAGAATAATGGCAGTTAAACTAATTAGTGATATCTTTAAAGAAATCGAGAAGACATCAGGTAGAAAGAATAAAATCGCTAAGCTGCAGGAGTATGAAGGTAATAATGCTTTTATGCAAATCCTCGAGGCAGTATGTGATGTTCGCATCATATTTGAATTGCCTGAAGGTGCACCACCATTCAATCCACCAGAAGATATGATTGATAACACAGGCGGACTATATCAAGAAGTTCGTAAGCTGTATATCTTTACTAAGAATCAACGTAGTGCGAATATTCATAACATTAAACGTGAACGTATATTCATCGAGATGTTAGAGAGTATTCACCCAGAAGATGCTAAGCTAATGCTTGGCGTCAAAGATAAGAAGTTGCCATATAAAGGCATTACAACTAAGTTAGTAGAGGAAGCATTTCCAGGTAGGTTCAAGTATGAGTAAGTCAAAACGAGAAAGTAATTATCGTAAAGAAGAACGTAAGTTTGAAGACGGTAGTAAGAAGGAATTTATCCACGAGTATCGCGAGCATAAAGAAGAAAAATATTTAAAAAATGTGCTCAGATCTAACGATTTGGAAGCTCTGTTGGAAGTTGAAGATTATAAATAAAACATGCCAACGTACACATATTTTAATTCTGAGACTGGTGATTTAGAAGACCATGTACACAAAATTGCTGAGATGGATTCCTTCTTGGCGGCACATCCTCATCTCACTCGCAAGATCACCACTAATAAGACAAGTATTGTTACTGGCGTCAATCAAAGACCTGACGCTGGCTTTCGTGATGTTCTCAAATCAATAAAGAAAGCTTCTGGGAGGGGCAGCACAATCGAAACATTCTAACCCGTAAGTATAACAAAAACAGAGTAGGTTATATGGCACTTTCGAAGAGACAAAGGCGCGCATTGCGTAAAGACG